GTTGTACCACATTGGCAAGCCCATGGTTCATCATGATTAACAAACTTGGTGATATCTTTATATGGTTTAAGTGAGAGCAATAGATTCAAAGCTGCTTGGTCAGGTCCGCCACCACCTTCAACATACATCGGTGCACCTTGACACAACAACCAAACATTATAACACAAGTCAATATAATCTTCAAACACACCAGCAGTAACACCTGCATTGTGAATAGGAATATCTTTCATGTGGTCAGCAGCAATAGGACCAAAAGAACGGTACATATTGTGAATACCCCAATCTTCATCTTTATATAATAGTGATTCGCCTGCAGCAACAATCTTCTTGTCACCAATGTTTTCTTCTAACCAAATAGATGGGTCTTTTTGAAACACAACATCAGCCACATCGGTGTTAATGATGTAACGAGGTTTTTCTGGAAGTTGTTTGAGAATTTGCCAAATGTGTAAGAAACGAATATTAACAATATTAAATTGTTCTTTCATTTGAATATCAACTACTTTGAAATCTAGGCTTTCCAAATAGTGAATTAATGGTTTTTCAATATTATAACAAATTAACCATTTTTGACCAGAGAATCCTGAACGGATTAAAGAATGAACCCATGGTGCAATTTTTGAAAATTTGTAACCTGTAATAAAACCAATTACTACATCAGATTCTTTTCCCGCCATGGATATTTCCCATCATATTTTTTCATCATTACTTCATTACCATTGATAAAGAAATCAGCATTGACTGAACCTTTACCACCATCTACACGATAATGTGCCGTGTATTCATTTGTGCAATCCCATTTAGGGAAATGTTGTGTTACTGCTTGTAAGAATACTCTATCTTGACCCCAACCACCATGCCATGCACTTGCTATTCTAATTGCTACTGAAGTTTTAACACAGTAACTATTAGTATCTATATGATGTATTCCGTGATAGCTTTGCCATTTGCCTAACGATTCACAATCATCAAAACAAACAAATTTACCAGACTTATCGTGAATTTGTCTTAACGAATAACACCAATCTAGATTTCGTCTTTCAATTGTTTCAACACAAAGTTGAACATGGCGATCCGCCAACCAATTATCTTGGTCAAGGTACATCACATATTCAGTATCAACTAGATGAGTAAATGCTGCGTAGACACGATGACCATAGAATCCTTTGGCACCGACATTGATGGGTAAACTACACAATATAATATTTTTATAATTTGAATGTTTCTCGAATTGTTTAATGTGATTCTTTACAGCATAAACAAATTCAGGTCCATCACAAACAATATAACACTTTGTTTCATAGGTTTGATTTAATACAGATTTAATTGCTTCGTGTACTGGCGCTGCACCAGTAGTTGGTATAATCACAGTTGCGGTCATAATTAATCTCTTGTCAGTTTTAAAATTCTCTCTATTTGTTTCTCTATAATAGGTGTTCTATTAGGCCAATATATGTATTCTTTGTCCCCGGTCTGATGTAACTTAGTGAGGAATGGTATCACAATTTTCTCCACTTCGGCAAGACGTGCCTTATAATCTTCTGCTGTCTTTGTGGTAGTATTGATGACCGAATTGTATTCTTCTTCGGATACTGCGGAGAAGCCAAAGTCATTATCGTCTGCGTATTGTGCTGCTAGTTTGTCAAAATCAATAAGTGACATAATTTATCTCATTTCAAAATAACAAATTCACCCGAATCTGGTGACATTGATGCAATATATCTATACATTTCTTGAACAAAAGAGTCCGATTTAAAAATGATTATTGTTGTTTTTCCTTTTCCTTTTATTTCATCTGGACTCTGGTTATTTGCTTGAATCCAAGCAATAAAATCAGGAAAAACATTGTTTGTAACATTTAAAGCACTTTGTAAACTTCTATCATCATCGTAATCTTTTTTTATTATTTTCTTTGCAGCTTCAGATTTAGCACGTTTTAAATCTTTTTCTAATTTTTCTCGCTTCGGTTCCATAATTTTTTGATATTTTTTTGAACCTGTATCCCAAGCTTTTCTAAAAATTTCAGCTTGAGCCGAATCAATCTTAGAAAAAACATCAACAAATATTCTCAAAGAAGCAATACCTCCACCTTTAGCTTGAGTGCCAGAAAATATTTCAGATTTAAAACCATCACTTTTTTCGCCGTTAGATGCATCATGTCTTATTTGAATATAATCTTTAGGATTATCCGTTATTTGAAGTTGAATATCCCTAGTTTGTGGATTTTTAACAGTTGATTTTTTCCAAGGTTGTCTTAATTTTTTAAATTCAAACTTTAAAAGTTCTTTAGCTTCTTCTTGTTTATTAAAATTGATAGGGTATATATTTACAGTTTTTGTTTGTTTCTTTAAAGAAATTGGCAATAAATCTCCAGATTTAATTAGACCATTAATTAATTCGTTTAGATTAACAAAGTGAAAGCTTTTTATGTTTGCTTTTACTTTATAATAATCATATTGAGTTTGAATAGCTTTTTTGGCCACCTCTTTAGCATAATAAATGTCGGCAGGAGACCATTTGTTTAAATCTCCGAATATGTTTCCATCATTTTTATTAGCTATTGAAAATAACTTTGAAATATTACCCATAACTTCACTATCTCCACGGTAATACCAAGCTGTTGATGTTAGTGTTGATGGTGCTGTAAAGTTTTTTAATTGGGGAATTTTATTAATATCTTTAATAAACTTATCTGCAATTTTAACTGAAGAAGTATACCAATCTTTGTTCTCTGTTAAAAAGGTAAAAATTTCATTATAAGGTAAATTTGTTGATATACCTGTAGCAGTAAATTTTTCATAAATGATTTGCGGATCATCTTGTTTATTTGGAAACAATTCCACCCAATGGTTAGTAAAACCTGTAAAATTTTTATAATTTTCCAAATCAAAAATATCTTTTAAAGTTGCTTCACCTTTTTTAATAAGTGCGTAATCTCCTAATGCACAAAAGAAAGCCTGTGAAGATTCTGCTAGTGAGGTTTTAGTTGCCATGTATCACCTAATAATTTGAATGTCTTTTCCTGAGGTCCAGATTTCAAGTTCTGTTCTTAATCTACCCTCAGATTTAAGGGTTTCGTATCTATTTATAGCCTTACTCCGCCACCATTCAATAATGTTAGACAATTCGTGTTTATGATAATTCTCACCAGGAATTAAGGTATCAGTTTTACAGTTCATGTAATCTACTGTATTTTTGAATCCGTAATCAGAAGTATAATATCTTTTCTTCTCTGTCAACTTTTTAGCGTTCTCAATCGTTAAAGAGAATGCCTCTCCTTCAGAACTTCCTTTAAGAGCAGCTTTAGTAAGAGCAATCATTTTGGTAAAAGTTCTTAACTTTACGCTAGTATTTGATGTATCTTCTCCTAACAAATTTCCTACTTTACTTTCCACATAATTTTTTAAATCTGTATATCGTTCACCGTGCATCATTGGTACAATATCAGATTCGGTGAGACCTTGAAAACGAATGTAAGGTTTCATACCATCATATTGTGATACCGTTTTAGTGCTACCATATAAACTGGTAGTTTCAAATAGACATAAATTCATACCATATTTTTTATTACAGTATTCTCTTACGGTATGACTGGTACAAATGGCAGCCAAAAGTTTACCACCAAGATAATTAAATCCAAATGGCTGAGATGGCACAATTGCAAAACCCATGGCACAAGAAGCATTAAACCTTTTGGCAGTATCTTCATTTTGAATCCAAACTTGTCCTAGGTAGTCATTACGAGGTTTCATATAGATTACTGGTGAACCTAAACGAATGAATCCTAGAATTTTTCCTGAGTTACGTTCTTTAACGGCAAGTTTAATATTCTTACCAACTGGTGCTTTATTAATGTGAGAACTCGTAATAGAAAGTAATGTTTCCCAAGTATCGTTAGGTATTTCACAAACTTCAATGTCCATATCTTTTGGATGTATTGAGAAATCCGAAAACAAATCATCTTCAATAGGAAACAATGATTGTGGTATGTTTGATAGTGATTTTATTTTTTCATCTCTCATATATTCTTCAGTAGTTCCAATATTACTAAAGTAATCGTGAAATGACTTTGCTACATGGAGAGCATCAGCTCTTTCAAGTATCATATTTTGAAACCTTCAAATTTCTTACTAGGTTGAATTTTGTTAAATGCTCCAATTGGTGCTTTACCAGCATCAGCAATACCTTGTTGAGCCGATTGTTCAACATCATACAATCTCATCTTTGCACGGTCAACACCAATCGTGAATCTCTTATAGTGTGTTGGATCATTGTAACGATTCTTTAATTGTTTTACCATCATTTGGCCAAGTTCTTCTAAATCTTCAGAAGAAATCAAAGCAAACATCAAGTCTGCTGTGGCGGGAAGTCCGAAGCTTTCACTCGTATCTTCAAGTCCTGGATCACTGCTCGTAAATCCGCTTCTGGTAGTTTGAGTTGCAGATACAATAGGAACATTATACTCAACCGCCAATCCTCTAAGCTCTTCAGCAATGCTCTTGACATAAGTGTAGGAGTTAATATTCGCACCAGCCTTAATACGGGAAGAACAACAGATATTAAGATAATCAACAAAGATAATATCAGGTACAAAACTACGTTTAAGATTAAGTTCATTTAATAATGTCCTAAAGTGTGAAACAGAAGCAGATGCGGTTGGATATTCTTTGATGATTAATTTGCCATATGTTTTTTCACGGACTTTGGCAACTTTCTTATCATACATATCTTTTGGTAAGTCCATCAAGTCATCAAGAGTTACATTCAATAAGTTTGCATCTATTCTTTCGGCAATTTTTTCTTCAGCCATTTCAAGAGTGATGTATAATGCGTTCTTACCTTGCACCATAGCGCCTGCTGCCACATGGCACATGAACAAAGATTTACCAACACCCGTACCTGCAAGAGCAATATTGAGAGTTTTAGCTGGTAGACCCCCTTTTGTAATCTTGTTGAAGTATTCGAGGTCAAAAGGAATCCGCTCTTCTTTTCTATGGTAGAAATCAAAGCGAGCATCAGAGTTTTCAAGATAGTCATGTCCTACGGTCGTATCAAATGAAACGGCCAAGGCGTCCGATAGTATAGAGGGAATCGCACCTTTGTCATGGCTTTTGTCTTTACCATCGAGAATTGAAATAGCCCGTAATACACCATTGTAAATCGCCTTCTCTTGGCAAAACTTTTCGGTCTTGTCAACAAGCCATTGAACCTCGGTTTGTTCTTTGCTATGAGTTTCAATTTCTTTGAGATACGATTCACATCCCTCAACTTCTTCAGATGTAAGATTACTCTTTTCTTTGACGGCAATACTAATTGCTTCAACCGATGGCGGAGAATTGTAAGTTTCCGTGAATGATGTAATTTCATTGAATAATGTTCTTTCGGTTCTGTCCGAAAAATAATCAGATTTTAAAAACGGTAATACTTTTCTTAGATACTCCTCATTGAATATCAATGATTTGATTATCGCTTGTTCCAGTTTCATCAATTATTTCCTGCTCAATGTTAGATGACATAAGCTCAACGAGCAAGTCACCAATATAGTTTTTAAATGCTTCATCTTTTTCCAATTTTCTTGGCTTCATTACATCGGATTCTATCACATCATAACCAAAAAGTAAATGGATTTGCTCACCTTTTTCTTCAAACTTTACCTTACCATACTTGTAAATGGTACCTTTGTAAGGCCCCTCAAGAAATTTAATATGAACTCCTTGAGCATCTTCTTTGGGGTAGATATAACAGTAATCAACACCTTCAATCATCTTCTACTCCGTTAGTTGTCTCCAATTCAAATGCTTGGTCAACATCTTCTTGCATGATACCACTAGTGGAAATTTGATAGGTATCTTGAACATACTTTTGAAAAGATTTTTGTTTTAGAATTGGTAACCAGAATTCTGAGGTATCGGTTTCTTTAATGCGATATTTCTTATCTTCTATAACGCCATCTGAATCCACCTTACTGTACCACCCATTAGATGGCTTAACAACATGGCCTGAATCCAAAGCAATATCAAGTAGTCCACTCCAACGACTAATACCACCATCATGACGAACTGTAACAGGAATTTTAGACTTTTCTTTAACATATCTTGATTTCTCCACGTTAATAATGAAGTTATATCCAACAACTTCTGTACCTTCTTTTTCTTGCTGACGGCCAATGATAAAGATATTATCAGCCGAGTAATATGAACCTGTGCCACCGCCAACGATTGCTTTAGGGAACATTCCAATTTCCATGTAAGTATGATTTACTACAATCATTGGAATATCTTTAATATTTAAATGAGGTGTTACCATTCTGAATAATGATTTCACTTGTTTTGCTCTTGACATATCAGCAACAGACTTTTCTGCCAAAGCATCTTCAACTTCTTTCTTTGATGCCAGATTGCCGATAGAATCAATAATGATAATTAGTTTGTCACCCCTATCAAGCTGCGTAAGTTGTTGCATAATGTCGAACTTGAGTTGTTCAATGTCTGTGAGGGGAGTGTGCAATACACGCTCGGTATTGATACCAAAGCTGTCAAAATAACTCTGAGGAGTACCAAACTCAGAATCGTAGAATAAAAGAGCCGCATCTTCATATTTGTCCAAGTAAGATTTTGCCATCAAAAGTGAGAAAGCAGTCTTAAAGTGTTTTGATGGACCTGCCCACATTGTAAGACCTGGTGTTAAGCCA